CGGGTTTGGTTTTGAAGTAGCAAAAGCAGGTTATGCAACAGCAAGTGCTGAAAACTACAGTGCTGGTATCGCTAGATTTGCTACTAACGAAGGAACAAATATTGGTAGCGCTAGTACCAACGTAGCCGCTGCTCAAAGAGCGAGTTCTACTCAACCAAACGTCACCGTTGTAGCAGCAGTTGCACCTTCAGATACAAAAAAGGCTGCGGGGTTACCGCAGCCTCGTGTAGACAGACCAGCAACGGTCGGCGCTGGTTAATGTCCGTTAGCTAGACGCTGGAACATTGACAAGTCGTCATCTTCCGCTTCATCCCAAGGAGCAGATTCCTTAGCAGGTGCCGCTGGAGCGGCCGCGCGTGGAACAGGTACCTCTTCTTCATCCCAAGCACTTGCTGCAGGCTTCGATTGTGCTGGTGCACTACGCCCCTCAAGTCCAAGCACGCGTGTGAGACGACCCTTCAAGTCATCGTATGTCTTAAAGTTTGCACGATCGAGGAACGGCAACAGAGGATACTCTGACTTCCAGATTGACTCTAGACGCTCATCATCATCGAACAATGCGCTAGGATCTTCAAACTCTGACTTATCATAGTTTTGATATCCCTCTACTTTACGGATCTTCAACTTGAAGTTGGCACCAGACCAGAGGTCAAACGGATTCAACGGCTTCTCATCCTCAAACTCAGGATTCATTGCTGCATTCAGTTTATCAAAGATCTTCTTACCAAACTTAAACAGCATCACTTTGCCTTCATTCTCAGGATGAGCTGGATCCTTGACAACGTAGATGTTGCTAATGAAAGAGAGCTTACGCTTCTGGTTACGAACAAGAGCTTGGTTCTCTTTAGTCTCCGTAGCCCACAGAGCACTATTATGCTCACATACAGGGCACTTCTCGTTAACCGTTGTTAGACAGCTATCAATGAACCATTGGTTGGTTGCTGCGTTCTTAAACGCATGATCAAACAAACGGACGAACGGAACGTCCTCTCCAGATACGGAAGGGAGGAAGCGAATAACAGCATAGCCGTTACCAGCTTTATCTACTTCTGGACGCCAGAAGCGATTGTCGTCTTGAGGTTTGTTTGAGGGAGTTGCTAGCTTTTCAAGGGCGCTTTGCACGCCAGCCAGAGAAGAGGTACCGCTGCTCTTTTTCAGAGATTTAAAATCAATAGTCATATGTATTTCCTTGTATGTTTGTATATGTTGTATATGCTTGTTCACGTATTATCATAACGATAATATATTTATCTTACCTTTTCAGATCGAACTTGTCAACGACAATCTTTTTGCAAATTTCTCTATCGTATTCAATGAATGGATGATACTTTTTACACTTCAATCTTACATCAGGCCAGATGATTTTGTCAACGATTTGTTTATTCCAAGAAGGTCCAAACCGTAACAGATCGTTCATAATTATGAACGTCTCAATATGGATCTGGTCACTAAGCAAAAGTTTCAAAGCATGAGGGTGTTGACCCTCATAAACAGTAAAACTGCTGACCAAGTCCTCATTGAACTTTTCCAAGTCACTCATAAACACGTATGTGAGTGACTGACGAATCTTTTGCCATTTTTGATAGAGCTGTTCACTTTCCTCGTTACGAGCTATATCACCGACCCACAAATCTTTATGACCATACACAAAGATGGATACAAGAAAGTTGGTGAGGTCTTTATGCTTTGCTAACTTCTGAAAGAAGTATTTGTCATTACGGCATTCAAACGTTTCGCGCTTTGCACGAACTTTGCCTTGGTACTTAAAAAAATCATATGTCTTCGAGGTGAAGTGACTCTTCAAAGACAAATACAACTTGTATGCTTCAAAGCCGTCCATTTTCAATGTAATCATTCTATTGGTAGTTTTGCTGTTTTGGGAAAATAGTTGAGTGCTTCCGCCTCATCCTGTATACGCGCTTTCATTTTAGCACTGCTCTTAATCAGACTGCCTGCAGCTTCTATTTCCATGCCCGTTTGTTCACAATACAGTAAAACTGCTTCCATAAATTCAATTCGTTTTTCAAATGCAAGACGTTCAATCTCAC